ATAGTATCGAACCCTTCGGTATCTTGATATATTTTGTTTCTAAAACCTTCACTTAATTTAACTGATTTTGATAATTCTTCGTAACTCAAACTTTCACCCTTCTTTTAATGACTTTACTTAATGTTTTTGCCTGTTTAGCATGTGTTTTTGACGCTTTCTTTAAAGCTTTTACAACCTTTTTAACTGTTTTTGCTTTTTTCTTTGCTAATCCACCTTTTGCACTTCCAAATGCTATTTTTTTGCTTACAACCTCATAATCTTTACCCTGTTTAAATCCTGCATTTCGTAATTCTTTTAAAAGCTTATCAGTTGCTAAGGGTGGCGACTTAGGTTTCATAGTGCCTGTGTATTTAATGTATTTATCGTTCATTATTTCTTTTTAAACATGTTAATTGCGCCTGCACCTGCCTTGATGCCGAAGCTCGCTGAAATCGCAATATAAAGTAGGTTGTGATAATACGACGGTAGGTCTTGCAATGCAAGAAACCCTTTATGTATATGATCTTGAAAGGGCGTGAATACTAAAACTGCTGGAAGAAGTAGCACAATTAAACTTACCTCATCTTTCCAGCTCCCTTTCATTTGATCAACGGCACTTTGCTCCCAGGCTACTTTACCAGCTATCTGGTCCTCTTTAAGTTTCTGAGTTGCTTTTATTTCAGTTAATTTTAATTCTTGTTTTGCTTTCTTTGTTTCAACAAAACCCTTGACGCCATCAGCGACGACGCCAAGTAAAGGTTTAGCAAGTAATTGCCACATAAATTCTAGATTGCTCCTATAATAATGATTACGATTATTGCTACTATTGCAGCTTTAATCCAATCTTTCATGCTCCAATCAGACCACTCTTTTAAGTGTGCCCATAGATCTTGTACTAGTTTCATACAATCCTCCTTTGTTGATAGGGTTTTATTACTTTACGCCTTTAAAAGCAACTTTTTTGATCTGCATGTTGCTAGTCTGCCCTTTTGGACCCGCACCTTTGTTTTGTTTTACAACAAAAGGTGAGTACACAATAGCAGCATCAGATGAAACTTTTATGTTAGGAAAAGGGTTAGATTGTTTAACCACTTCTACTTTTGTTTTTTTAAAGTTCATTTCTTTTTACCCTTCTTTTTAGTTTTTTTCTTAATCACACCACGTGCCATAAGAATATCTTTCATTGTCACTTTTCCGTCTCCACTAAGATCAGGAAACTTTTTCTTTTTCTTTGGTGATCCACCTTTTTTTAAACCTTGTGCTTTAAGCTTTGCAGTTGCTTCTGCTAATCCTCCACCTGCTAATCCATAGCCGCCAAGCTTATTAACTCTTGTTCTTATATCAACAAATTTTTTTGCATTACTAGTAAGAGTTTTAGCTTTACCAATAACACTTGCATCTCTTAATTTATTAAAATCAGTTGGATTTGGAAAATCTATTTCTTTTGGTTTTATTCCCATTCCTGTTTTTCTTGGTGTATATCCTGATGTCATATTTACTTCCTTGCTGCTCCATATCCACGTTTCGCTAGTCTACCAGCTACTTTAGATTTTTTTGCTTTTTTCTTTTTACCTTTCATCAACCCACCTCTTTTAGCAGGTTGAACTTTTCTTGGCATACCTGTGCCTTTTGGTTTTAATAATTGATCAAGTGTTTGTTTTAATTTTTCCTCTTTTTCCATCTTTAATTCTTCAGGAGCGTCTTTTACATTTTGCACTTTTCCTGCAACAAGTGTTGGCGATGGTTTTGGTTTTAATGGTTTTACAAGTTTACCTGTTTTTGGATCTGTTATTTTTTCAAGTTTTTTTTCGATACGAAACTTTTGTCTGTCTTGTCTGATATCATCCGTAACCCTTTTTATAGAATTCATTAATTCCTGTTGTTGTGGTGTTTTTGTATTCATATCAGTGTATCGTCGGTTTTATAAGTTCTAGCATATCATAACCATTATGATTTTCCAAATCTTTTGCTTCTGAAGGCTTTAAATGATCATAATAAATGATTTTTGCTACAGCCATCATTGCACCTGCCAAAAGTAAACTATCTTCAGCAGATTTGCCAGTTTTTTTTGATATCATCATTAGCTTATCAAAGTAATCAGCTAGTTTTTCTTCTGCGTTTGCCATTTTTAGATATTCCTGCCTCGTTTAGAGCGATTGCTATCGCTTGTTTTCTAGATTTAACCTTTTTTTTGCTTTTGCCTATCTTTAATTTGCGCTTTTTAAACTCACGCATCACTTTTGCGACTTTTCTTTCGCTTTTTTTCACTGTTTTTGTTTAGAAAGGTTAACATTTGCACGAAGTTGTGCAATATCCTCTTGTGAATCTATACGATCTTGAGCAATTTTGTCTGTAGCAGCTATTCTTTCACGCTCAACATTTAATTTTTTGTCTGTTTCGTCATCTTTTCGCTGCATTTCCATCGCTCTAAGCTGTAATTCTTGTTCTTTTAGCCTAATTAATGGGTCTTCTTGCGTATCCTGCATAGCTTCTTGCTCTTCTGCAATCATTTGCGTAGTCATTTCATTAATTAAACCTGCAATATCGTTTTCCATTTGCATTTGCATAGCTTGAATTTGTTGCTGTAGCTCCTGTTGCTGTTCAGGGGACTGTGTCATCTGTATTTGCTGTTGTAATTCTTGCATAGGTTGCATAAATTTTTCTTGTACAACCTCTCTAGCTTGTAATGATGTATGTTCAGCTATGTGTGATTGTAAAATTGACATAACCACAGGATTGTTTTTTACTAAAACAGAAGACATGAAACCTCTATGAGCGTTTATGTGTGCATCGTGATTTTGTCTTGGAAATGCTTTTAGTTGCATGCCTTTTAAAGATCCAGCATTTTCCATACCAGGATCCATTGGTGCTGGTCTTGGTGGTAAAGGTAAAATAGATTGTATATCCGTTACTCCTAGAGCAGTGTACATTCTTCGATAAGCTTCATATACATTGTGAGCTTTAGGATTGCTTTGAGCTAATTGTAACTGTGTCTGTGCAAGCACAACTCTTTGTGCAACAGAAAAAATGTTTGGATCTGATACTGGTAATATATCAACTCTGCCATCAAAGTCTTGTTGCTTTATTTGTGATGGTCCTCCCTCTACTTCATAAGGATACATTGTAGGTAAATATTCTGCGAATATCTGTGCAAGTAATTGAAATTCTATTTTTTGTCCGTAGTGTAGTCTTTTATGAATAGCCGACATTACTTTTGTGCCACGCTCCATCAAAGCCATTGTTGTGCCTACAGGCGCATTTGATCCTAAATTTTCACCTATCTTTTGATCTGCTACAGTTGCAAACCTTGTTGCTGTTTGTACGACAAATCCAAGAAGAGCATACAATGTCTGACTTGGCTCTTTGTAGGGTAAAGGTAAAAGTCCTGCACGTAAATCACCACTAGGAGCATCTACATCTCTAAACTCACCTGGCTGTAAAGGGCTATCATCATCACGAATACGCAAACCTCTAGCTTTAAATCCAGCAGGTAAATTTGATAAAGTACCAGCATCAATCAACTGTCTCAAAGCTGAAGTAGCAGTTCTAGACAATCCACCAAGCATGTGAACTAAACCAAAACCGTAAAAACCTAAACCTGGTAAGAATTTAAAATGCACAAAGTATTGATCTTTTCTAGCTAATGGATCATTCTCACGGTAGTTTCTATAAATAGATAAAACCTTTGCAGACCCTTCATCAACCGTTACTATGTAAGGAAGTTTTACACCATTATCTTCTTCAAATCCTGGTAAGTCTAAATCACAGTGTACTTCAAGAAGTGTAAAGTTATCATTTTGATAATCATTTTTTTGTAAACCAGATATTTCTCTTTCTTTGTTTAATACTGAGTCTTCTTCTGTAGACATTTGTAATTCAACATCTCTATAAAAACCTGAAACTACCATCTTTTTAATTTCATTTTCAGATCTTCTAATTACATGTGTAACTCTTTCTGATGACTGTAAATCAGTTGCATTGTAGGGTACAACAAGATCGTCTGCAGGTACAAACTTAGAAACTGCTCTTCCAATATTTGTGTCAAAATAAACTTTTTTAAATGCTGATCCTGCTAAAGGTAAATGAAATAACATTTGATCAAGCTCTGGATCATACTCTTCCATTACATGCATGATTTGATAGTTCATAAATTCTTGAACTCTTTCAGCTTGTTGTTGTTTAAGTGTATCCTCTTTACCTACAATCTGTGATCTTACTGGTCCGCCTGCAGGTAGTAGTTCTCTGTAAGCCTGTGCTTGAAATTGTGTTACAGCTTCAGCTAACACAGGATGTGTTACACCACTTGCACCCTGAAATGGCTGTGATCTCTCCTCGTATTTAAAACCCAATAAATCTAATCCTTTTGTATATGTTTCTTCCCAATCTTTTCTTGATGTTTTGTCTTCGTCATACTTTCCAATTAGTTCGCTTGCAATATTCATTAAATCATCTTCTGACATGAAATCAGCTAAATTAGATCCAAAAGCCATTTGTGGTTGTTCTGGCACTCCTCCAATAACTGCTGAACCATCGTCCATGAGCTGGACATTTGGGTCTTGTTCTGGTCCTATTTCTATATCAATTGGAGTATCTCGCTCTATAGCTTCTTCTGTTTTTATTGGTTTTTCAACTACCATGACTCTCCTTATTTATACGCTTTAAACAATTGTAGCATTTCTGGTGTAATTTCCATAGTGAAAATTGGTCTACTATCATAGACTCTTTCTGTTTCTGTGGCAATCCTATATCTGCCTCCTTCTTTATCAACAAGGTCATTAGCGATATTTTCTGCCTGTCTAAAAGTATCACCGCTACCCATAACGATACCTGTGTCTTGATCAACGATATTAAACACGTCTCTTACTCTAGGAGTTTCTGTTGCTACATTAGCTATTTCTATCTTTGATCCGTATTCATTTGCAACCTTTTTAAAAATATTTTCCATAACTCCAGTAAAGTGAGCTCCCTGTTCATTTTTAACATCAGGTCCTCCGTAAAATTCTTCCGTACCTATGCCTCTTAACTCTGATTGCTCAAGCACTGCACCCTCATTGCCTCCTGCAAAACTTTGTTCAAACATTCTTTGTCTAGTATCTAAATCGCTTGCACGTTCAGCTGCTGGTGTTGCTGCCCCACCTGGTTGATTGTAATTTGATTTAATCTGTGCTCCAGACATATATGAAACATATTTTGGTGCGTTAGGATCTTTCTCTACAAATAACCTGTGTGCCGCCTCTGCAACAGCTTGTTTTACTGCAGCATCAGCATACTGAATCCTGTCCTTAAGAGGAACATCAGGATATAATTTCATCATAAGATCTTTTGAAATGTTGTTTGTCATTTCATCCATAATTTCTTTCTGCATTTGTTTTACAGAATTGTAATAATTAAGATCACCTTCTGTGATACCAAACGCAAATTTTTGTGATGATGTTTTTAATTGTTGGTTAATTTCTTTTAATTGATTAAATTGATCTATTAATTCTTCTTTTGTTTTTCCAAGGGGTCTTACAACTCCACCTGTTTCTTTAAAATACTCTAGTAATTCTTTATCTCTCATACTGTCAATTGACATATTACGATCAGCCATAATTTTTAATTTACCTGCTATATTTCTAGATTTCGTTCTTAGACTTTGTAAAATATCTGATTGTAATTCATCAATCGTTGTTGTAATTATTTCTTTTTTCTGTGGAGATATAAAACTATCTAATCTTTCTTTTTCTGCATTATATTCATTTTGTAATCTTTTTATTTGTTTCTGCTTTGCATCGATCTGACCCATTACAACATTAAACGCTTTACCAGAAGTCAATCTTCCTGCTGATGAATCAACAAGTCTTTTTACA